CCACTGCGCTGTAGCTGGGATCCTGGGCGCGGTACATGTCCAGCCACTGGCCGAGCAGCACCTCGTAGTCGATGACTTCGACCGCGCTCGGCGCAGGCAGGCGAGACAGGTCGACGGCAGAGAAAGTAGTCATGCAGCCATGTTCGCCAGCCCCACGCGCGCGCGACAGGAGCTGGCGCTGTACCGGTGTGCGCTACAAACCGGACAGGTGATTGAGCAGGGTGTCGATCACCCGCTGCTTGTCGCCCTCGGCGAAGCCCAGCAGTTCGCGGCGCTCGTAACGCACGCGCGGCCCACCGCGACGCACCTGGTCGACCAGGCCTTCTTGATGGACCCGGGCAATGGCGGCGGCGCGGCGGATGAAGAACACCGAGGCTTCGCTGGCGTTGCCGCGCGCCTTGAGGTGCTTGGACTGTCGGAGCCGGGCAAACATCTTGCGGCGGCGGATCCGCCCGCCCTTCTGCCGCTTCTGGTTCTTGCGGCGGGCGTACTGGCTGCCGTCCGGGGCGCGCTGCTG